GGAGCAATAACAATTAAAGATGCTGGTGTAGCCACAGCCGAATTACAAGATAATGCAGTTACGACTGCAAAAATTACTGATTCTAATGTGACGACAGCCAAGATAGCAGATTCTAATGTGACGCTTGCCAAAATGGCAGCAAACAGTATCGACAGTAATCAATATGTTGACGGTTCAATAGACACAGCCCACATTGCAAATGATCAAATTACAAACGCTTTAATGGCAGACGATGCTGTAGACACAGCCCAGATTGCTAACGATGCCGTAACTTTAGCTAAAATGGCTCCAGGCACAGATGGTAATATTATTTCTTATGACGCTTCAGGAAATCCAGTTGCTATTGCAACAGGAAGTGCAGGACAAGTTTTAACAAGTGCGGGAGCTGGAGCACAACCATCTTTCCAAACTCCTACAGTTGGGGATATAACTGCTGTTACAGCAGGTTCTGGTTTAACAGGTGGAGGATCATCTGGTGATGTTACTTTAAATGTTGGTGCAGGAAATTTAATTGATGTACAAGCAGATCAAATAGATGTAGATCTTTCTGAACTTACAACTTCAACATCAAATGGTGATGGTGATTTTTTTGTTGTGGTTGATTCTTCTAATGCACAGAAAAAATTAACTAAAGGTAATATTAATAACTCAGGTTTTAATAATGACGCTGGCTACACAACAAACGTTGGTGACATTACAGGCGTAACTGCTGGATCTGGTTTAACAGGTGGCGGTGCTTCTGGTTCTGTTACACTTGACGTTGGTGCAGGTACAGGTATTGATGTTGCTGCAGATGCAATCTCAGTTGATGTATCAGACTTCATGACTAATGGTTCAAATAATAGAATTGTTACAGCCACAGGTGCTGATGCCATGAATGCAGAAGCTAATTTAACTTACAGTGGTACAGAATTTCAATGTAGTGTAGGAACAAATTTAAATGCAGGTATTGTACAACTTTCACATAGTACTGCAGCTAATGATGGTGTTGGTATTACTTTAAGTAGAACTTCAAGTGATTCTGATCTTGCAGCTGTTGGTGTTTTAGAAACTGATGAACTTAGTATGATGAGTAGAGAAGGTATAAACTTTTTTACTGGTGGATCAAGTGATTATACTGCAACTGTTTTACGTTCTAGAATTGATACTAATGGTCATTTTGTTCCAGGAGCCAATGACACTTACGACTTAGGTGCATCAGGAAATGTTTGGAGAAACGTATACACTGGTGACTTACATTTATCTAACGAAGGAAAATCTGAAGGTAATAACGTTGATGGCACAAAAGGTAATTGGACTATTCAAGAGGGTGCCGAACATTTATATATTTTAAATAATAAATCTGGTAAAAAATTCAGATTCAAACTTGAAGAAATGTAAGGAGCCTAATTTATGGCTTTTGGTATAACCGCATATTCTGAAGCGGCCTTTTCAGCAGAAGATAATAACGCTATTGCTTATCCTCAAGGTAATGTTCTTACAGGATCAATGGGAGAAGAATCCAATGTTGCTGATGCTAATGTTAATGTTACAGGTATTCAAGCCACACTAACAAATGAAGGTGTAGTCGCTGGTTCTTCTGTATTAGTCAACGTAACTGGTTCACAATTAACCTCATCAATAGGGGAAGAAACTTCTGGAATAGGAGTTCCAGTAACTGGACAAGAATTATCTATTACAAACAAAACTTCTACGCAAGATACATTGACTGCTTTTGGAGAATCTCCTTTTGCATCATTAAGTCCTAGCACTTTTAATATACCAAGCGTTGAAATTGAAGCTACAACAGGAGCGGGACAACTTCCAAGCTTCTTACTACAAACTTCTGTAGGAGATGGGGTTGTTACAGCAGATGCTAATGTTTCAGTAACAGGATCTGAGCTTACACTATCAACTAATGATGTAACATTTGAAATAACTGCTGATATAAATGTAACAGGATCTCAAGCAAACATTTCACTTGGAACTTATTCTGTTTCTGCTGATGGTAATGTAAGTGTTATAGTTACAGAGCATGATATGGTTACATCAATTGGTTCGGTAACTACAACTGCAAATGCTGATGTTTCTATATCAGGAATACAATTAACAGGTTCTGTTGGTGATGTGTCTTTCACAATGACTGGAAGTGTAGCTGTTTCAGGGCAGCAATTAACTTTAACATTAGGAGATGAATCTGCCTTTACTGATTTTACAGCTGAAGTCACTGGACAAGAATTAACTATGTCTATGGGAGAAGAAACTCCTACAGGAAACGCTGATGTTGAAGTGACAGGTATTCAATTGACAAGTTCAATTGGAACAGTAGATGCTGTAGTTGTAGCTGAGGTTACAGGTATTCAAATGGCTACGTCTGTTGGATCCGTAACAGTAACAGCAAATGCCGATGTAGATGTGACTGGAATTCAATTACAATCTAGCGTTGGAAATGCACATGTTACAGCTTGGGCTGAAATCGATCCAGGGGTAAACAACACATGGACAGAAATAACAACAGGAGCTTCAAATACTTGGACTGAGGTTGATAAAGCAGCTTAGAAAGGATATAATTAAAATATGTCATCAACATATACAGATCTTGGAATAGAACTAATGGTTACAGGTGCCAACGATGGTACTTGGGGAACTAAAACAAATACAAACTTACAAATTATTAATCAAATACAAGGTTATGTAAATAAATCTATTGCAGGCGGTGCGCAAACAACAGCATTGTTAATAGCAGATGGCTCTACTTCATCTTCAGATGCAAGAAATTTGATTATAGAATTATCTGGAACAATTTCTGGAAACCAAATTGTTACAGTGCCTGATAGTATAGAAAAATCTTATATAGTTTTTAACAACACCTCTGGGGCTCACACAGTTCAATTTAAAACTGCAGGTGGGACTGGTCCTACTTTTTCCACTACGGATAAAGGAACTAAAATTGTTTATAGTAATGGAACGAATATTATTGACGTAACATCCAGTTTAGGAGCTATTGCAACTGGTCAAATTACAGCTACAGGAAACATTTTACCTGGTGCTAATGACACTTATGATTTAGGAGCTTCTGGTAACGTTTGGCAGAATATTTATACTGGAGATTTACACCTTAATAATGAACATAAAACTGAGGGAAATATTGTAGATGGTTCTAAGGGTAGCTGGACTTTACAGGAAGGCGCTCAAGATATATACTTAATCAATAACAAATCTAATGAAAAATTTAGATTAAAGTTAGAAAAAATTTAAAGGAGATACAAATGGGTATTATTTCAAACGGAACTACAATAATTGATAATGGTGCAATTGAAGATAATAAAGTTGACACTGCTCAGATTGCAGATGATGCAGTAGAAGCAGCTGAACTTGCAAACACAGCAGTCACTGCTGGATCTTATACACTTGCTTCAATAACTGTAGATGCTCAAGGTAGATTGACTGCTGCATCTTCAGGTACAGCAGGTGGTGGACAAATGATTAACAAATTTTTTAAAGTAGGACCTGCTTCAGGAACTTACACTGCAGATCCTTCAGCTACAAAAATGCAAGCGTACATGTATGCTGGTGGCGGAGGCGGATCAGGAGGAAATAACCGTAGAAATGGTGGAACAGGCGGATCAGGAGGTTTTGGTTTTTACGCTGCACCCGTGTCTGGTGGAACAGGTTATTCTTTCTCTGTAGGTGCTGGTGGAAATGGTGGAGGCTCTCAAGCAGGAACTGGAGGAACTGGAGGAGCAACAAATATTACTAATATAGGAACTGTTAACGGAGGAAACGGTGCCTCTACAGGTCCTAATAACAGTCCAGGTAATGGTCCAAGTGCTAGCCCAGGAAACGCTGGAAGCGCACCTGGAGCAAATCATACTGATTTTCCAGCAGGAGTTTTATGGGGTCCAACCGCACCTTCATTAAGAGGTGGTGGAAACGGTGGTCTAAATAGAGAAAATAACCAAGGCCAACCTTTTCCTCAATTTCCTAACAATGGACAGCCAGGTAATGCAGGGAGTCCAGGCGGATTAATTTTATTTGAAAACTCACAGTAGGTAATTATGGCATATATTATATACACAAATGATTATAAATTAATGGGCATAGCTGATAACGATACTGATAGAGACAACTACACAGGTATTGAGCTCTATAGAGCTATTGAAATTTCTGATACTGATTATTTAAAAGTTAAAAATAATGAAGCTTCTGTAGGTGACTACGATACTGTCAATTCTCAACATAATATTACAGACATTGATATTTTGCCTATAGAGGATGGTGATTTTTTAGAAAATTATTTGCACAACGTTAAAATTAAACTAAAAACTTTTTTAGAGATACCTGCAAATGAATCAAAATCTATATGGACTAGATGCAATGATTACAATACTTATCTTCAATCTTTAGACACATCTACACTTACTTATCCAATAAATACTACGTGGGAAAAATATTGTAGCGATAATTCTATTGGTTATGTGAGTCCTTTACAAATCTATTAAAAAGTATATAAAAAGTTCATGATTGACAACAAGATTGAGTTTCTTGTATCTGAAAAATATTTATCTTTTGCTAAAAAAGATAAAAGACTTTTACCAGAACCTATTAAATTTAACATACCTGATTGGTTTAAAGATTTAAAACATGGTGTTGTGGAGAAATCACTAAAAGGTTGTGTTCCTTTTTTAGATGCCATTACATCAGGCTATCTACTTAAAATGCCTGTAGATTATTATTTTGAACATAATGTAGTAAGGGAGGGTGAAAGAACTACCTTTTGGTATGGTTCTTTAACAGACGTAGCTAGAATAGATATTTTTGATAATGTTAATATTAATAAAGAATCTTTTGAATATCATCCAATAAAACAATTAGGAAATAAATGTCCATTAGTTCATAAAAATGTAGACCTACCAGTTCATAAAGTTAGTAATCCATGGTTTATAAAAACACCTCCAGGATATTCTTGTTTATTTGTGCCACCTTTAAATAATACAGATGATAGATTTAGTATTATTTCAGGGATTGTAGATACGGATACATTTGAAAACGAAATTAATTTTCCTTTTATAATCAATGGTGATAAGTACCCGACACTTAAAACTACAATACGTATAGGAACACCTTATGTGCAAGTAATACCTTTTAAAAGAGACAATTGGAAAATGTCTTTAAACAGTGTAGAGCATAAAAAAACTGAATCAAATAAAGCAAATTATTTCTCAAAAAATATATTAAATAGATACAAATCTATGTGGTGGTCAAAAAAGTCATGGAAATAAAAAGAAGTTATTTAACAGATTTTATTAAAATTGCTGATAACGTTATACCACAACCAACACTTGATATTTTTTTAAAAGTTTGTAAAGACCGAAAAGAATTTGAAGATGGAGAAATTTATGGCACTCTTAAAAACCCTAATGTCGTTAATAAAAAAATTAGAAATGTAAAAATTTGGCATCCAACAAATATTGCTGGAGGAGTTACAGAAGCACATTGGACATCTTATTTAATACATAAATTTAACAAATGTTTAAATGATTACAAAGATTTATTAAAAACAAATGATCCTTCATCTGTCAAAGAATTACAAATATTAAAATATACTCCTGGAGGACATTACAGAAAACATACAGATCACTCTGGAGCAACTCCAAGAACTTTTAGTATAATTTATTTTTTAAATGATGATTTTGATGGCGGTGAGTTTATGTTTTTCGATCCTATTACTGGATTTGAAATGACAATAGAAAAAATGAAAAACAGAATGTTGATTTGGCCAAGTAATTTTATGTATCCTCATACGGTAAAACCTGTTACAAAAGGTACTAGATATTCGGTGGTATCATGGGCAATATAAGAAAAGATTTTAAATATAAGGTAGTTAAAAATTTTTTAACTAAAGATGAAGTTAAATTATTTAATACATACTGCGATATAAAACACAGAACAAATTTTAAATCTTTTGACACAACAGCAGGTAGTAATCATGATACAGGTTTTTATGGTGATCCAATAATGGATAGTTTAATGTTACATAAAAAAAATATAATGGAATCTGAGACAGGTAAAAAACTTTTACCAACTTATTCTTATTGGAGAATGTATACAAAATATGCAGTCCTTAAAAAACATACAGATAGACCGTCCTGTGAAATTAGTGTTACTGTAAACATTGGTAGCGATATAAATTGGCCAATATTTATAGACGGTAAAGATGTAAATTTAAATGAAGGAGATGCTTGTATTTATTTAGGATGCGAACTAGAACATTGGAGAGAAAAGTTTTTAGGAGATTGGTGTGCTCAAGTTTTTATTCATTATGTAGATGCTGATGGTCCAAAAAAAGATTACCATATAGATAAAAGATTGTTTTGGGGGTTAGACAGAGGTGTTATTTAGACAAGATCCTAAAACAGGTGCATGCGATATTGTTTTTTCAAAACAAGAAATAGAAATTATTCAAAAAAAAGAAAAAATACATTTGAGTGCCGAATCTTTACGTCACTTTGGTAATGTTTTGATGAGAATGGTTATAGAATGGAATGATAATTTTGGGGGAGGTATAAAACAATTACAATCAGATTCTAACTCTAAAGTTACGGGACAAGATCCAGATGATAAAGATAGAAAATAATTTTTTAGACAATAATATATTTTTTAAACTTCAAGCTTCTGTAACCAGCAATAATTTTCCATGGTTCTTACAACATAGCAAGGTTGAAGGTGAAGATGGTCAAAAACAATTTACACATGATTTAGTTAAAAATGAAAATGGCACACGTCTTTCTAGTTCTTTTGTTCCATTAATACTTACACCTATTATTGTAAAACTAAATATCAACACAGTCGTCTGCGCTAAATTAAATTTGACCTGGAAGAAAGGTGAAATAATTCCTAGTAAACCACACATGGACATAGATATACATGACAAAAGTTTTACAAGTATTTTCTATTTAAATACAAATAATGGATACAATCAAATTGTAGGAGGAGACAAAATAGAATCTATTCAAAATAGACTTGTTACTTTTCATACGAATACTCCTCATTTTGGAACTACACATACAGATACTGATTTTAGAATAGTATTAAAATTAGTCTACACTCTGTAATCAGACCCCTTTAATAACATAATATCATGTTGTATAATAGCATATGCCTTTAACAAACATACAAATAGCACCAGGCTTTAATAAACAAGTCACAGAGACCGGAGCAGAAGGTCAATGGACTGATGGAGATTTTGTAAGATTTAGATACGGTTCTCCTGAAAAAATTGGAGGTTGGGAGCAAATTACATCAGACACTTTAATTGGAGCTGTAAGAAAACAACTAGTATGGGCTGACTTGGATGGAAGAAGATATGCAGCTTTAGGAACTAATAAAGCTTTGTTAATTTATTATGAAGGTGCTTTTTATGATATCACACCTTTAGATACAGCAATAACAAGTTGTACTTTTAATACTTTAGAATCATCTGCAACTGTAACAGTAAATAAAACAACTCATGGTCTTGTAGCAGGAGATTTATTTACCTTTACATCTGTGACTCCTCCAAGTGGTGCGGGATATGTTGCATCAGATTTTGAAACAAATACTTTTGAAGTTATTACTTCAGCAGCTAACAGCTTTACAATCACAATGGCTAGTGCTGCATCTGCAACCACCTCAGCAAGTGGCGCTGCTACAGTAAACCCATATGTTAGACCAGGGCCACTTAATGCTACAGCAGGTTATGGTTGGGGAACGGGTACATGGGGACGAGGAACTTGGGGATCAGCTTCAACAACTAGTAATTTAATTATTGATCCTGCTTCATGGTCTATAGACAACTTCGGTCAAGTGATGATAGCTACAATAAAAAATGGAAAAACTTTTTCTTGGAACCCTATAAACTCAAATGCAAACGCTTTAACAACGAGAGCTGTTGTTGTAAGTGGCGCACCAACAAGATCGGTAATGTCTATTGTATCAGACAGAGATAGACATTTAATAGTGCTTGGAACAGAAACAACTGTGGGTAGCGGCACAACACAAGATAAAATGTTTATAAGATTTTCTGATCAAGAAAATTTATCCGAATATACACCTACATCGGTTAACACTGCCGGTACTTTTAGATTGGACTCTGGAGTAAAAATTGTAGGAGCTGCAAAAGGTAAAGATTATATTTTAGTTTTGACAGATACTTCTGCATACGTAATGCAGTTTGTTGGGCCACCTTTTACTTTTTCCATTAGACAAGTTGGAAGTAATTGTGGTTTAATTGGTCAACACGCTTTACATTATGTAAACGGAAGAGTTTGGTGGATGGGACAAGCAGGAGGTTTTTTTGTATTTGATGGAACAGTCAAATCAGTTCCATGTTTAGTTGAAGATTTTGTATTTACTAATACAGGAAATAATCCTGGAATTAACTTTAGCGCAGGAGAACAAGTGTATGCAGGTCTTAATCATCTATATGAAGAAATAAATTGGTTTTATCCAAAGAATAATTCTGAACAAATAGATAGAGTAGTAACATACAATTACACAGAGAACACCTGGACAACAGGTTCTTTGGCTAGAACTTCTTTTCATGATTCAACTTTATTTGACAATCCTTACGCTACCGAGTTCAATAGCACAGCGGTACCAACGTTTCCTACTATTCAAGGAGTTACAAACACAAACGGTGCTTCAACATACTATGCTCATGAAGTGGGTGTAAACCAAGTTGATAGTGTAGGTAATAAAACGGCCATACCTGCATTTATCCAATCAGGAGATTTTGACTTGTCTGTAGGTGGTGATGGAGAGTTTTTTATGAGCATGAGAAGGTTTATTCCTGATTTCAAAAGACTTGAGGGGAATGCTGAAATAACAATTAATTTAAGAAATTACCCAACAAGCACGGCATCGAGCTCACCTTTAGGACCATTTACAATAACAAACTCTACTGATAAAGTGGATACACGTGCTAGATCTAGATTTGCTAGTGTGAAGGTAGCTAACCTTTCAACAGATCAAAGTTGGAGATACGGTACTTTTAGAGCTGATGTACAACCGGATGGAATGAGAGGCTAATGGACCCTATAACACAAAGAATTTTAAATGAACAAAGAGCTATAACAGATGCTTCTAACTTTAGTGGTTATGAACCATCAAATACAGATGGTATTGCAGCTTTTAACAATGCACCCGTTAATGAAAATCTTATGAGTAACGATACTTTTATTCCATCAATAGATTTTAAATCAGTGGCAAAGAATGTTGGTAAAAACTTAGTAACTAATTATGCTGTAAAAAAAATAGGACTCGAAGGATTAAAAGCCAACGTGTTGAAATCAGTCCTTAGTGGAGGTCCCATGGTGGGTTTGAATAATCCCCTTACGGCAGCTTTTACTGTAGGATCTTTACTACCGGACGCGGCAAAAGGAATTGCTGGTGTGCTAAGAAACAATAGAGCACAAAAAGCTATTGAAAGAGATATTATGAGAGACCTGCAAGGAACAATAACTACAAGTAATCCAACCATAGCTAATATTCAACCTACTGCACAAGATACAGCAAGGGGTGGTGGTAATGTACCAGCATCACCAAGATCAACACCTGCTGCTGCTCCTACACAATCAAGGCATACGTCTGGAGCAGGCGGACTACATTCAGGCTACTAATAATGGCTAGGGTAGATATATTAATACCAGAACCAACTGCTGAGTATACGGAAGAAAACCAAAGACAAGTAACCCAGTCTTTACGAACGATGCAAGATAAGTTAAACACTTCTTATCAACAAGAACTTAAAAACGAACAAGATGCTTTTAATTATTTTTTATCATGACAATTAGATACAAAAATCAAGGTTTCAAACAAGCTAGCACAGGAAAGACCACGGTCTTTACATGCCCTAGTGATGCAACATGTATTGTAAAGAGCGTTTACTGTTCTAACAGTGATGCATCATCAGCTATTTTGGTAAATATGAATTTAGTTGATTCGTCTGACTCAAGTACAGAGTACGAATTTTTTAGAGATGATGTGGCTGCAAAAACACAAGTCAACGCTACACCTCAAGGTTTAAATTTAGAAGCTGGAGATTCAATAACAGTGCAAGCAGCAACAGGTAGTAATACTATTCAGGGTGCTATAAGTTATGCACAAATAGATAGATCACAGGAAAATGGCTAGAAAATTTAAAGATTTCGTTGAAAGACCGAAACCTAGGAAACGTCCTGGTCGCCATAAAAAAAGACTTAACAAAAATGAGAAAAGAGATTATAAACAATACAACAAACAAGGAAGAAAACAATGAGCGATATTGTAAAGATACCTGCAGAAGCTAAAGAGATTATTAAACACAAAAGAACAGGCCATGTGTATGCTACTAAAGCTGAGTTTGATGCTGATGTTGCTGACCCCAACACTGATACTTCTGTGGATGATTTTAGACAAGACCTTGAAATCAAGGTGACAAAAGTTTCTATGGGTGCTAAAACAAAAGAATAATGCAACCCCGAGGAGCCACTGAGCTACAATTTGAATTGCTTGAAAAGCATGTTCCAAAGGATTTGCTTGACCAAGTTCAAATATGCACTTCTATTCCAGGTAAAGTACCAATAGATCCAAATAAGCTAAACATACTTTGGCAAAAAAATTCTTACGATCAAGCAAATCTTTGTAATTGGTTTGCTGATCCCAATAACCATAAGCAGTATGATTGGTATGTTTTTAATAGTCATTGGAACTATGAAAAATTTAGATATTTTTTTCGTATACCTACCGAAAAATGCGTAGTTATAAAAAATGGTATTAATAATTTCCCTCAAAGAAAAGTTTATAAAAAAGGTGATCCGATAAAAATACTACACCATAATACTCCTTGGAGAGGTTTAAACGTTTTATTAGCAGCTATGCAATTAGTAAAAAATCCTAACATAACTTTAGATGTTTATAGTTCTGCTCAAGTATATGGTGATGCCTTCTCCAGCAAAAACGAAAAAGATTTTGAACCTTTATATGATCAAGCAAGACAAATGCCAAATGTAAATTATATCGGATACAAACCAAATGAATATATTTTAGAACATATAACGGATTATGATTTGTATGTTTACCCTAGTAATTTTGAAGAAACATTTTGTGCCTCTGCCTTAGAGGCGCTGGCTGCTGGTGTTCA